TCTTCCGCGATAATTTGAGCAAAGAAGGTATCCATCTTGTTTGGAAACCAACCTTTGAGCCACTTCTTTTCGCGGTTTTGAATCTGAAAATCGACGTTGTCCGCGTTTTCCTCGGCGCTGTCATTAAAGGTCAGGGAAAGCGTGTCTCCCGTCAGATCGGAAGTGATGTCCACGCCGTTGAGCGATACTTTCACTTTTGTTTGTCTGCCCTGCAAGTCCTCACCTCCTTGTTATTTTCGCCAGGGCGGCATAGCATTGCTAGCTGCTTCCTGCGCAGTAAATTGGGGCAGGAGGATCTCCACCCCTGCCCCAAACACCGCTACGCTTAAATGTTCCGGATTAGCCTTCATCAGAATATCCATGGCTCTTTCTGTTCCATAGACTTTCTTTGCGATACTGTCCCACATATCTCCCTGTATGGTTGTATAGGTGTTCATTTATGCCCCCTTATTTTTTGGGTTTCAGGCGGGTGCGGCGGTCGTATTCTTCCCGCTCTTTTGCCCAGCGGTCAAAGCGTTTTTTATCGCTTTCCAGCACTTCCTCGTGTTCCTGCTTGTCTCCACCATGAAAAACAATCTGTGGACTGTACTGGTAGGTTGTGCCACCACCTGCAACAGCAGCCGGCCGTCGGATCAGGCTCTTCATCATGGAAGCAAGGTTGCCACCGTTTAGCAGTCCCTGCAGTTTGGAAAGCGGCAAGATTGCTTCATGCTCCTTGCCTTCGCCCACCATCGCCAGGGTTGGCTTGGTTGCGATACCGCCCTTTGCCAGCATCGGAATAGTTGGCAGCTGGATGCCGACTGTTTTGCCTCCGCCCGGAATCCAATCCGGAATTTTAACCGACAGCAGCTTGTTCGCTCCTCCAATCAGAGTGTTAATGCCGCTGATAAAGAAGTTGATTACTCCTTTGAATCCACTCACCAATCCGTCCCAAACACCGGAAAAGACAGAAGCAATATTACTTCCTAATGTTTGAAATCCTGATACAATAGAACTTCCTAAATTTTTTATGTCCGTCCACATCAATTGAAAGGCTCCAACTACTGCCGAACCTAACATTTTAAAGAAGTTCCCTAGCGCACCCAGTTTCTCACCAATCCAATTTCTTAATGCTGCAGCACCTGCCTTGATTTTATCAAAGTTTTTAAGGACTAAAATAACTGCTGCTGCAAATACACCGATCACAAGGGCAATCTGCCCGATCGGCGAAGTGAGCAGTGTAGCTATTCCACTGAATCCTTTAAAGGCAGCTCCCAGAGCCTTGATTTTTCCGGCAACCCCTGCGATACTCTTGACCGTTTTAAAAATATCGATCAGACCTTTTGCCTTCCCGATCAGGCTGGTGACCCCGTTCATCGCTTTAAATGCAACAAAAGAAGTCGCAACTCCTTTAATAATCGGACTGATAGACGACCAGTTGTTCACCACAAAATCGGCCACATTTAAAGCTGCATCGGCCAGTTTTCCCACCATCTCGATCGCCGGAGGAAGATAGGTTTCGACCAGTGCTTTGATTTGCGGACCGGCGCGGGTAAAGCCGTCGGTAATCTTGCGGCCTAAACTCGTTGCCTTTTCTGCGATGCCATCAAACAACGGCCGCATCGGCTCCAGTCTGGCTGCAATCGTTTTCGCGGTGTCGGCCACACTATCCTTGATTTTCTTTGCGACGCTGATAACCTTTGTACCGTACTTCACACCGGTCTGCACCACGCCGCCGATCTTCCTGCCGATCTGCTCGAAGGTTCCTGCGTTGGCCATATTCTGCATCTTGGTTGCAACCCAGCTCAGTCCCTCTTTGGCTGCATCAAAGGCGCTGCCCTCAATGATCTCACCGGTGCCGCTGATGCCGGCCATGTTGGCAAGACCCGTTTTCCATACGCCGGTAATCGTGGACATGATACCCTTGTAACTCTTTGCCTGAATCTCCATGCCGCCTTTAAAACGTTCCTCCATCAATGCAAAAAGGGCATCGTTGAACTTTTTCTGGTCAACGATCTGCCCTTTATTGTTTACGATGGTCTGGTTTTTATAAAGTTCGGCACCCTTGGCCTCGATCATAGCTTTCGTAATACCGAATTCTTTAAGCCTCTCAAGCTCCCCAGTTTGGGCATCAGCTACTGCTTCGACTGCCTGCATGATGTCCTTATTCATGACGCCGGCCATATCACCGATCTGGGTCATAGTTTTTTGTGCATCGATGCCGTAGGACTGCAGGCGCACCGTTGCTTCCACGATGGAATCGGTTTCAAACGGGGTTTTATTCGCAAAATCCACCGCCCATGCCATCATCTGAGCCGCCTTTTTCTGGTCCTTCATGACAACGTTTAAGGTGCTGCGGTATCCCTCCAGACTGGATGCACTTTCCAGAGCGGACATCGATACATTTTTCAGTGCCTGGGCGCTTACATAGGTTGCGGCGACTCCCGCTACTGTCTTGGTCAGGCTTTTGACGCTGTTCGATACCGCCGAAAAGGTTTTGTCAAAGCTCCCCTGCTTCTTTGCACCAAACAGGAAGTCAACAATAAATCTATTCTTCGCCAATTTCGGAAAGCACCTCCTCTGTCTGCACCATCAGCTCCAGAAAATCACTGAGCGGCATCGTCCACAGCCGAAAAAAATCAGCGTGCAGAATGATAGAAAGACTGATGGCAGATTTTTTGAGCAACAAGGCGGCGGTATGGTCTAATCCTCTGAGAGAAAAAAATTACCGATCGTATAGCGCAGCTGCGCTGCATCCTTCGCACCCAGCATCTTAAACAGGTCAAACGGCAGGCCGGTCACCTTTGCCGCTGTAAGATACGCAAAGGTCAGGCTCTTTTCCGGAACCATGTCCATTCCGTCGATATTCTCTGCCTGTTTGAGAAGACTTGCATAGTCCTCACCGGATAGATCTTCCAGACCGGAAAGGTCAAACGCTTCATGTTTTTTCGTTTCATAGGTTACCGGCTTTTTCAAAATGAACTTTTCCATGCTATCATATCCTTTCTTTGGGTTCTCTAAATCAAATCTCTGATTTCCTTCATGTAGTCGATGCCCTCTACCACAAAGATGTGATTGAACTTGTCCAGCTCCAGCACAACAACGCTGCCGTGGGTAATCTTGATATAAGACAACTCCAGCTTGGTTGTGGTTTCGGTCGGCTCACCCTGTTTGAAAGTTCCTACCGAATAGCTCTTCGGCACGCCACGGCAGACCACCTTTAAACCTTCCTGGCTGTTTGTTCCGGTTGCTGGGTCGTGTTTTGTCTGTGCTGCCCGCAGAGTCAGCGTGTGCGCCTTTGGGATCATCAGGCGGCTGGATTCTTCGGATACCGTGCGGAATTTCAGTTCGATTTCCAGCGAGCCAAAATAGCCTGGTGTCGGGTCCTCCATTGTACCGGCAATTCCTGCGCCGCTGATTTCGGAGGTAACTGCTTCCAGATCCGGCAGTGTCACCTCTCCGTTGGTGCCGATCAGCTGCTCACCCTCGTTGTAGATGTTGTAATCGGTCAGCTTGGTCGGAATCGTTCCCTTGTTCATATTCTCACTCCTTTTCAGGTTATTTCAAAGCTTCCTGAAGCGCACCGGTGTCATATTCCACTGTGGTCAGGATCTGCTCGGCTGGTGGGTAAGGAGAAAACAACATCCCGATGCGGATGATTCCGTTGATCAGGTCGGTGGTTGGGTTGTCCTCCTGGTCAAAAACCATACGGGCTTCCGCTACCATGTATCGCTGTTTCCATGCGTTGCCTTTGATATTTTCACTGTCCACGATGCTCTCGATCAGGCGTCGGTTTGCCGGATCATCCACCTTCTGGAAGTAGGACAGGATAAACTGATTAGCCCACCAGTTGTACATCCTGCGACAAGGAATGAAACAATCCTTAATATCGGTGTTGCCAGGATAACAGGCGGTGCGGTTGCCCCATGCTTTCCAGCCGTTCATGTTGATTGCGGTTACAATACCCTGAGAGTTGAGCAGATTTGCCTGCTCCAGATCCAGGATCACCTCGGTACCATCTGCCAGGCAAAGTCCGCTGATTTTGAGCGACTTATTCGAGAAGGAAACATAAGGAATCCCGTCGTTGTTGTAGTCGGTATCTGCAATCAGCGCCGCTGCTGCTGCAGAGTAGTGATAAATTTCTTCCCCAATCTGTACCATCGGCCAGAGCAGGGTGCTGTTTTCCTGCACAAAATTGTTCTTGTTCTTTTCCGCATATGCTGCGTCGTAGGTTGTGACCGTTTCGGTGTCCAAGTCCACCAAGCAGTGGTAACGGAACACGCTGTTCAGACTGTTCGTTTTGGCCGTCATGGCGTTATAAATCTCTGGCTTGCCGCTGAAGCCTGGAACCAGTAAAGTTCCCGGCACCATTCCAAAACGCGGATAAATTTCCCGGATCTTTGCAATTCCGGCCAGAATGTCCTCATCCTCCACTGCAGATGGATCGAGTACATCATAGGTCGCTGTCAAAGTTGCTGTATCTTCCAGAATCTTTCCGCCCTCGATGCGCTCGATGACCGCTTTGCCGTCTTCAAAGGAAAGCAGATAATCTTCCCCGACGGTCAGTGCTTCCTCGGTCTGGGTCAGCTGCACCGATGGCAGCAGCACACCCTCTTCCGGAAGCTGTGCCTTGCCTTCCAGCATCTGCACGCTGACGGTTGTTTTCTGCTGCTTGTGCTTGGTCGGGTCGAGCACGTTAATCATGATCAGCGGCGACACGTTGTAGGTCGCAAACGAAAGCTTGATGCTTTCGCAGATGGTATAGGTCAAGTGGTCTGCGTTCATGCCCATCTTCTCGACCGCTTCCTCGTAGTTATACGCAATCTGTGGTGCCAGTGGGTCGCTTAAGTTCCCCATGTTGACCGGTGCCAGACCGACTACCACCTGCACGGCCGAATCGACCTGCACCGGCGCCACGATCTGTGTCTGTTTTTCCGACACCTGAATTCCGTGAAAAAATGCCATTTTCTTCACCCTTTCTTTTTATATTAAATCGCTGTAATCCGGCCCTGGGGACGGAATATTTACCTCAAACATAACTGCTCCAAAAAAATAAGGATATGTTTCCTTCTCTATGCTGCCAAGCGTAAATTGAATTGGTTTTTGAATCTCAAACTGGTCATTCAATGTAGGCTTTTCTGCCAACGACAATCGAGTGATCTCAATCAAATGGCAGATTTTTTCATATCCTTTTAGCTCAGGTTCCTGATCTTTGGTTGCAAATGTAAGAATAACCTCAATTGAACTTTTTTCATTATCATCGCTTCCCACCTCAAGACTTATCAGGCAGTGCGGCAAATATTTGTCAGCATCTCCCTCATATTTAAGTGGAGGCAGGTTTCGTATAAAAACTTGCAGATCATGAATACCTGACTGTTCTGCAATATCTATCACTCTTTTTTTTAAAAGTTTCTGAAGCTCAAAAAGTGTCATTTCATTCTCCTCAGATAATAACCAATCTCATGGTCAATCTGTTTCTGCAAAAATTGTGTTCCATCTTTCACAATCGCACTGGAAGATTTCTCGTTACGAATCATAGACGGAATAGAAGGACCACGTAGCTCCACGATATTTTCATCGTTTGGATGTCCTTTTCTCGGATTCTTTCGGTAAACTCCCAACTCTCTCTCAAAAACTCCAATATGTCCATTCGATGTACGCATAATAAAAGCTTTGGAGCGGGTAGAGCTGCCGTCTAATTTCTTCATAGAATTATTGATTAGTACTCTTGCAGAAATTGATTCCGGAGGATTTTTCTTAACAGGCATCCTTCTGCTGGTTTCAAAGCGATATAAAGGCACTTTCTGCGAAGCGACAGACATCACTCCAGCTGAAATTTCTGCTCCTTTCTTCGCTTTATAAACCTGAAGTGTTTTTTGAATATCCTTTTTTCGAATATTGGTAACAGCATAATTTTTGAGAGTTTCATTTTTGATTGGTTTTACCAGATGGGTGGCAGTACGATTGACAGCTTTTCGCATAGCAGCTTCTGCCTTGTCTTTCATACCACCTAATTGTCGAATAATTTTCTTTTCATCGATTTCCCCTATCTCAAAAACCAACTGAGGCTCTTTTCCTGTACTCATCGGTTTGCCTCCAGTGCAATTCGCCAAATCAGTCTTCCGGTGACGCCCTTGACAAGATAGGTCTTTCCGTCCAGTGTCAAATGTGCCCCTTCTGCCGGTTTTCCGGGCAGATCGGCAGGACGAACCAAAATCAGCCGGGTGGCCGTATTATAACCATCAGCATACTTTGGCTGTGACTTCATCTTTTCCAGTGTCACCTCATCAAAGATAACCGGAATCTGCTGGCCGTCCACCTCATGGATGTCGGCCAGCTCTTCCAGGTTAAAAACGACTGTATCCGTGTCATGCTGGACCATCGTTTTAAAGATGCTCATTATACACCTGCTGCTTTCAGCTCATAGCCGTTGCCTTCTGCATTTACTGTTGGCACCTTTCCTGCATCCCCTGCACCAGATGGAGATGGTACACCAAGACCTGGGTCACCCTTTTCACCTTTCGGACCCGGAACACCTGCAACCGCCAGACAATCCTGTAATCTCACCTGTACAGTAGCTCCGGAACTTTCTTTTTTCTTCACGCAGATTCCGGCCGGAATTTCGGATGCGCTCTTTGCCGCCTTCATGGTCTTGCTGGAATCATCCCAGTAAGCAATCGCGCCAAACTCGATGGCTGCCGAAGTGTCGGCCGGAAACTCCCAGACACCGGTCAGGGCCAGTGCTCCCAATGCTCCCACCTCGATCTGACAATCCGCTACCGCAATGCGATTGGTTCCCATTACCACCACATCACCGGATTTGATGACCGCCGCAGTGTCGTTTTTATAGTCGATTCTGTCGCCTTTCTGAATGTAAACTGCCATAAAGAATCCCTCCCTTATTTGCCCGGATTGTAGCTCATGCTGCGGTAATCGATAACATTGATGCCTACATCATGGAACATCCGGTACTCGATGCCCAGCGTGTTCCAGGACACCATGCTTTCCAGTGTCGGTGTGCGCTTGCCGTTTAAGTAGGTCACCTCGATGCCGTCCGCTTCATTCGGGTCGGCCACTGCATAGTAACCCTTCGGATTTGCAATATCCAGCTGTGCATCGGTGATCAGCTGGAAGGCCGATTTCATCGGATTGATGACGCCGCTGTTTGCTGCATCCGGGTCGGCAGTGGATTCCAGGATCTGACGGATTGCCATGCCCAGAGTTACTGGCGCCAGCACAAATCGCGGCTTGATGTTGAGAACACCCTCGTTGTCGATGTCCTTCTGCTGGGACATAGCAACGATCATCTCGTTAAAGGATGCAATCGAAGGAGCAGCTCCAGTAAAAAGGTTGTGGTGACTTGCGTCAAACAGATTCTTTCCATCAGACATCTTCGCGTTTTTGGTAAGCGCCTCATAGCATTTTTTATTGATGAAGCGCTGGCTGGAGCGCACGTGCGCGGTAATCATGCGGGCAATGGTACCCAGATCATCGTTGATGATGGTCTGTCGGCTGAATCCAAACTTCTTTCCGTAAGTTTTCAGGCTAGTTTCTACCCCTTCATCCTTACCGCTGACTGTCTTGAACTCACCGTTTTCCGCAACCTCCTGCATCTCACCGCTTGCTGCCATGCGATAACGGGTCATCTTCTTAAAATCCGGATTGGAGCCGACGCTGGTCCAGTACTGATAGGTGGTCGGTGCGGTCGCGTAAGCTCTGGCGATAGTTGCGTTCATGGTGGAGTTGATGATTGATACAAAGCTGTTGGTATCGGCAAACTGGCCGCGGGACTGCACTGCCATCTCTCTCCAAAGTTCATCCGGAGACATGCGATGTGCATCCCTGACACCGCAGCGCATTGCACAGTCTGCCATCAGCTGATGCAGGCTCATACCGCGAAAACTTTCTGCACCAGGGGCTGGTTTTTCAATCGTTTCTCCCATACGCAGAAGCAGGCCGTCGCGTGCTGCAGCGCGGTATTTGTCCTCCTCGTCTGCTACCACCGTCACATGGGAGGTCAGCGGGGTTCGGCTTCTTTTTAAATTTTCCAGAATGGCTGCGCGGACCTGATCCACACTGCTGCCGTCCTTGATATACTCCTCCGGCTCCACATCAAAACTGCGGCAGAGCGAATAAATTTCTGCACATCTCTGTCGTTCTGCTTCTGTGTTGTCGGTGGTCGGAACTGCCGCTGGAGCCGGTGCTGCCGGCTGTGGTGCTCCTCTTTCGCCACCATGTTCCGGTGCTGCCACCGGATTGCCTGGATTATTTTTGTCTGTTACTGCACTCATTCCATTTTCCTCACTTTCTGGATTTTTATTTCTGCCGGCACCGACATCGTCATCGGCCGGAACCGGCTCAAAGGAAATCTCCATCGGTTCCCACTTGGTCGCCACATAGCAAGGACCGGTAAAGCGTCCATTACTGGATGTCTTTCCGGCCCTGACCTCTTCATATGCGTTTACAATGTATCCAACAGAGATTCCTTTCAAACTTCCTGACTTCACCTTCTGATAGATGAGGTCGCTTTTTTCATCTGTGTCAAACGATACAACAGCTTCTCCTCGTTTTTTCTCCCCGTCGATGCTCAAAGACACAATCTTTGCAATCGGCAGACTGCCATATACCGGATCACGTCCATGATGAAACAGCACCGATCCCACGTTCTGCAGACGGTTCAGATCGACACAGCCTTCATCATGGCACAGAATTTCCGGCCCAAACCAGCGGTCCACCGGCTTTTCTGAAGAAAAGGACAGCTTAACCGTTCTTTCCTGCTCCGATACTTCCCGCACCTGCATCGGCATGGTGCGAAAATTACTCTTCATCGTCGGGTTCTCCTGCGGATTTCCCCTTGTTTTCATTGCTTTCCTCCAATCCCAGCTCCTTCATGAGCTGTTTTTCTTTTGCTCGCTGTTCCAGAATTGCTCTCCAATCCTTACCCTGTTCTGCCGCTACTTCCTGTAAGGTTGTCTGGTTGGTTTCCATCGCGATTCGGTTTGCGTTGACCTCCTTCACCGGATCAATCCAGCTCATTCCCTTGGCAATCCACTTACATTCGGTGTACTTTTCCGGATTGGTAAAATAGTCCGGAATATCCAGGCTCTTCGCCATCACGCAGCTTTCCATCCACCAGGCATAAACCTTGCGACAGAGATGTTCGGAAAGATAATGCTGCCACTCCTTGTAAGTTTCTCTGTCCTCTATCAGATTCTGTCTTGCGGAAGAATAGGTCGATTGACTCATATCGCGGGAAACAGCCTCATAACTCAGTCCCAATGCCGATGAAACACCTCGAAGCAGGATTGAAACCATATCCTTTGCATTGGATGCCTGACCGGATGGGTTTACCACCTGAATTTCGTCCCCCGCGTCCAGCTCCATGATCATACCGGGCGCCAGTTTCTGCTTCTTGGCTCCAGTTGCCTTATCGGTTTT